GTTCAGACCATTTACAGGATACCCTGGAAAAAATCCTGCACCCACTAAGAAAACACCAGAGATAATTGAAGATCCAGTAATCGTAGAAAATAGTCCAAAAAAAGTTGAATCAGGAAAAGTAAAAAAAGATAACAAAAGAGAAAGCAGTAATGTATTGCATGATAAAGATGGGAAATTAATCGCTAGTGCAGCAGCTGCTGCTTTTGAAAGAGATAATACAAAGGAACAAGATAAACCCTCCACATGTGAAGACAATGTAGTCGGAGATATAGCACAAGCACTAACTGATTTTGTAGCGTTTGCATCTGTACTAGAATCATTTCAAGGAAATTTTATAGATCCTCTGACGAATGCGATTGTAGATATGGAGCAGCAGATTAGAGACACTGCTAAAGCAGTACAGAGAATTATAAAGAAAGCACTGAATAATATTCGTACTGGATTGATAAAACGAATAATGTCACTCTTCAAAATTTTTGCATCCATTGGTAAAAAATTAAATCCACTTGATTTCTTTTTAGGTCCTGCAGCACAGAAAGC